GCCAGCGGGCGAGGTGTGACCAATACTCAAAACGCCGTCTTCGCCGTAGACATTACAAAAAACTGGGGCCACGCTACAATCGCAATTGCTAACAACCAAGATGGTGTTCAAGAGACGGAGCTAGTTATGTCGCTAGTAAACCCGACCGAAGATCAGCTCTTCAATGAGCTAACCGCCTTGTATGCAAAGTTCAGTCCGCGAGCGATAGCATTGGATGATCGCCAGCTAACCAATTTGGGCAAGAGGCTAAAAGCTTCTGGTCATACGGTCTGGCAACTATGGGCTAAAGAAGTCTCCTCAATGTGCTCGGCTGTCTATGCTATGTTTGGCAACGGCCTCGTTAGGCACGCGAACGATCCCCTCCTCGTCGCTCAAATGCCTAACGGGGTCTCCAAGCAAGTTGGAGAGTCCTGGTTCATTAGCCGGTCAGAATCACTTGGGGACATCGATGCTCTAATGGCAACGGTCATGGCATTGTACGTTTCATCGCGAGCGCAACACGCTACAGTCGGAGTATTCTAGTCGGTCTGTGATACTATGATGTATCTATGGCATCTTTTTTTGACAGGCTCCTAGGACGTCCACAGCAACGCGCAGTCCAGCCGACAATTCCAACCAGGCACCCAGCTGTTGTAAACCCAACAACTGCATTGTCTCTAACAGCCGTTTACAGAGCTGTCCAGATCATCGGCACTCCAATCAGCAAGATGACCATCAACACTTACAGATTCGCGACAGGCATTGAACTAAAAGTTGAAAATCCTGTACTGGTAAACAACCCAAGCATCCAACAGAACCGTCGCGACTTCCTTTTCCAAACAGTTGCATCCCTAGCCCTTGAGGGCAACGCTTACTGGTTGAAGAACTTTGGATCTAACGGTCAAGTAAACAACCTAACCATTCTCCCGGCTTCAGCTGTACAACCAAGCTGGCCTAAGTTTAGAGATGGAACCACAGACTATTCAACAGTTGTTTACGATTATCTAGGCACTCGCTATACCGAGCGCGAGATGGAGCACCTTAGAATCTTTAGCCAGGCTGGTCAGATTCTCGGAGTAAGCCCAATCGCTTCATGCTACAAAGACATAAGCGCAGCTATTGATCTAAGAGATTACGCCGGCAACTGGTTCACCGCAGCCGGAGTTCCAACAGGCATTCTAAAGACTAACGCGATGCTAAACAAAGATGATGCAGAAGTTGTCACAGCTAACTGGCACAACAAGCAACAGAATCGCCAGGTTGCAGTTCTAGGAAACGGTTTCGAGTACCAGCAGATCGCGCTCTCCCCGAAGGACGCCCTCTTCACCGAAGTCCAGGATCAACAGGTTCAGGCCGTTGCTAGACTTTTCGGTGTCCCAGCGCGACTGCTCCTGACTTCTGTGCCAGGTGCTTCAGACACCTACACAAACCTCCAAGATGAGAACCAGGTGTTCTACCGTCATACATTGATGGCTTACACCGATGCAATTACCGACGCTCTAAGCAACTGCCTTCCACGTGGCAACCGGGTCGAGTTTGACTTCGAGCACCTATTCAAGGCTGATGTTGCCGCTCGCTACAACTACTACAAGGTTGCTATCGATGCTGGCATTCTGACTCCAGAAGAAGTAAGAACGAAAGAAGGACTAGATGTCTGAAATGATTACACGCGAGTTTCAGGCTCGCCTTGACACGCTTGAAGAAAGAACCATTGTTGGTCTAGCTGTCCCTTATGGACAAGAGATCGAACTTATGGGCAACATGAAAGAGCGATTTGAGCCAGGAGCCATTGATGGCGTAGAAGACGTGAAGTTGTTCTACGGTCACGAAGAGCCAATCGGTAAAGTTATCGAAGGTCGCGACACTCCAGAAGGCTATGAGATTGTTGCTCGAATCTCAGACACTCCTCGAGGCAACGAAGTTTACACCTTGCTACAGGATGACGTCCTAAATCGTTTTTCGGTTGGATTCTTCCCGGTCGTTGATCGGAAAGAAGGCCAAACGATTGTAAGGGAGCTAGTGGATCTCAAGGAGGTCTCAGTAGTCCCTTTTGCCGCTTTTGACGGCGCAAAAATAACCGAAGTCCGCAGCGAAGCAGAGCCACAGGCCGAGCTAGCTGATGAGACTCCTATCGAAACAGAAAGTGAAACAATGTCAGAAAACATTGAACTTGACGTTCGCTCTGTTCAGGATGAGGTTGCAGAATTGCGCCGAGTCATTGAAGCAGGCAAAGCAGTCGAGATCGCAACTCCAGCATCACACAAGTTCCGCTCACAGGGCGAGTTCGCAAAGGGTCTTCTAACAGGAGACGAAGACGCAAAGGCACTAGCTCGCGCAGCTTCAACTTCAGCAGATGCAGCTATCCTGCCTCCGTTTGTTGGATACCTTGACACTCTAATCAACAACAACCGCCCAACCCTTTCAGCTTTCAACCGTGGAGCTCTTCCAGCCAGCGGACTAGCTGTTGAGTACATCCAGATTGACACCAACACTCTAGACGTAGACCGTCAGGACCCAGAGAACGAAGCCCTAGCATTCGGAAACATGAGCTTCGAGGTAATGTCTGCAGATGTTAGAACTTACGGTGGATACACTCAGTTCTCACGTCAGTACGTAGAGCGCGCAACCATCAACACTTTGGACCAGGTATTCCAGGGTTTGACAATTGCTTACGCAAACGCAACCAACAAGGTTGTTATCGACCTAATCGAAGGCCTAAGCTACACAGGCAAGGTATTCCAGGCACACACCAACGCTTCAACTGTTGCTAAGGGTATCGCCGAGGGCTCTGCTTACATCTTCAACGCAACCGGACTACGTCCTCAGTTCATTGTTGCTGGTGTAACCGCTTACGTAAACCTAGTATCTATTGCAGCTACCGATGGAAGATTGAACCTATCTGCTAACGCTGATGGCATGAACACCATTGGATCTGCAAACATCCCAGGTCTAACTGCATCGCTATTCGGTCTACCAATCATCGTGGACCCACAGCTTGCTCCGACCAACGCACTCCTAGCTAACTCAGCTGCTGTTACCTCATGGGAGTCTGCTGGTTCTCCAGTTCGACTAACCTCTGGTGACATCACAACCCTAGAAGACTCTGTATCTGTATACGGCTACATGGCTGTTGCAGCTCAGCGTCAGGGTGCAATCGTTTCACTAGACACCGTAGCGTAATAGGAATCTAAAATGGCAGTGACGTTGGCAGAGTTTCAGGCGTATGTCGGAACTGACGAAAGTGAGTTCCCTCAAGAATGCCTGACTGCCGGACACGCCTTGGTAACCCGATACATCGGAACCAAGACCGTACCGGTGTCAGTTCACGATCAAGCGACTCTAATCGCTTCGTCTGAGCTCTTCCACCGTCGCTCAGCTCCTAACGGAGTTGCTCAATTCGCAAGCTTTGATGGTTCACCTATCAGGGTTGCAAAAGATCCATTGAATGCTGTTTACCCAATTCTTCTGCCTTACACAGGCTACGGCGTATGAGCGAAATCAATGCAGTCAAGGTCGAGTTCAAACTCGAGCTAGCTGATGCGGGTCTAAACGTTCTGGAGTATGTACCAGATCGTATTACCCCACCCATTGTTATCGTAAACTCTGCCCAGCCTTACATTCAGACAGCTGAGTTTGGGGAATGGAGCATGGGCATCGAGTTAGTTTTGGTCTCTTCGACTGCAACTAACAAAAAAGCTACAGAGAACCTAGATCAGCTAATCGAAGATACTTTGAATGCCATCACGCCTTTGACTTATGCTCGAATTACGTCGGTCAATCAGCCTTATAACCTACAGACCAACAACGCTGAGTACCTGGCAGCAAACATCTACTGCCAGCTCAACTTAACAATTTAGAAAGGTAGCCATGCCGGCTTCAACCAGAATCAAAGCACAAAACATCCTTTTCAAGTTTGGCGCAACCGAGTACGCGTGTGACGCGAACATGGTCGAGCTAACCCTAGACGACGCTCCAGGCGACGTTCAGACCTTCTGCGAAGTTCGCGTTGGTGGACAATGGTCACTTCAGCTAGATGGAATCACTTCAGGAGACTCCTCAAGCCTTTACCGCGTCCTATGGGACAACTTTGGATCGACAGCTAACTTCACCATCGCTCCTAACGGAAACGCAACTCCATCATCAAGCGAGCCTCACTACACAGGTGTAGTTACATTTGACCAGTTGCCACCGCTATCACTAACCTCTAATGAGACCGCTGTATTTAGCGTGACCCTGACTGTGAAGAACACTCCTCACACCCCAGCGTCAGACATCTACTACGGTGTCACAGTAGACGCAACGGCTTAGTTATGGCTGAACCTGCTGGCATAAAAGTAGCAGGGCTCAAACAAGCTATAAAAGCTTTACAGGCTATCGGAGTCCCGGCTGCTGAGATAAAGGCAGCCGGCTCTGAGGCCGGTGAGTTAGTTGCAGGTCAAGCCCGAGCACTAGCCCCAGTCAGAACTGGAGCCCTTCGCAATAGCATTAGGGTTTCTAAGACTTTGAACCGGGTATCTGTGTCGGCAGGTAATAACAAGTCAGTCCCTTATGCCAACCCTATTCACTGGGGTTGGTTCAAGCGCAACATAAAGCCACAGCCATTCTTTGTAAAGGCTTTAGGCATTACCCGCGATGAGGTTTACCGCAACTACTACAGAAGTTTGGATAAGCTAATAGAAACAAACTCCACGAAAGGAATACCCACAGAATGAATGGTTTTGATTTTGAGAGCTTGACTCTTGGAGAAGTAGAGATCATCGAGAACCTAATCGGTGAAAGCATTGATCAAGCTTTTGCAACTGGCAAGCCAAAGGGCAAGGCTCTAAAGAGCTTTATCTGGGTAGTAATGAAAAGGGATAACCCAAAGTTTACAATCGAGGAAGCAAGCAACTACACACTTAGCCAGGCTCTAGCCATGGTCGAGGGTGAAGAAGCAAAAAAAGAATAAGGAAGAAAGCGGCTGAAAGAATGGCTCGGTTTTGCCAGGCATTCAACATCAGTCCATCAGAGTATAAAGCTCTCACGATGGCAGAGTTCGCGGCCTTCCTAAAAGTTTTGGAAGATGGTATTGACAGATGAGCTTAGTCCTTAATGTAGAAATCCTTGGTGAGTTCAAAAAGCTAACCGCGGCAACACAAGGAGCGAACAAACAGCTTTCTGGTCTTCAGTCAACTGCCTCAAAGATTAGCTCTGGTATCGGAAGAGCATTTGCGACTATCGGTGTTGGTCTTTCTTTCGCTGTTATAACTAGAGAACTCGAGCAAGCGGCAAAGGCCGCTGTGCAAGATGCTAAAAGCCAGGGACTTCTTGCTAACCAGCTTCAGAACACTACTAACGCAACCGATGATCAGATTGCAGCTGTTGAAAAGCAGATAAACAAACTATCTCTAACAGCTTCTATTGCAGATGATGAACTTCGTCCTGCCTATGCGACCTTATTGAGAACCACTCGCTCGACTACTCAGGCTATGGATCTACTGACCCTAGCTTCTGATGTAAGCGCTGGATCGGGCAAAGGGCTAACTTCCGTCACAATGGCTTTGTCGAAGGCTTACCAGGGTAAGTTTGCAGCTCTTACAAAGCTTGGCATTCCAATGTCAGACAGTATTCAAAATGCCTCTGATTATTCCCAGGCGATGATAAAGCTTAATAAGTTGCAAGCCGAAGCTGCTCACACAGTTGGGCCAGATCTTGAGGCAGCCCTGGAGAAGGTAGCTGAACAACAAGATTTAGTAAACAGAATCTCGGCAGCCGGAATTGATTGGCAGAAGGATCTAGCGGATGCTTTTGCTGGCTCAGCAGATAAAGCTGCAAACCTCGATCCTTACCAGAGACTTACCGTAGCACTTGGAGAAATCTCTGAATCACTTGGAACTCTTGTCGTTCCATTAGTGGAGGCTTTTGCTAAAGCCATGGTGGACATTCTGCCTAAGGTTCAAAACTTCTTTAGTGTGCTTAATAAAGCACTTAGCAGCGAACAGGTTCAAAAAGCCTTTGCATCCTTAAACAAATCATTCGGAGATCTAGGTGCATCTCTGGGCAAATTGTTTGGAATTACTACTGGCCCCCAAGCATCTGGCTTTGCTGCATTCTTTGTAGTTCTTGCCGGCGTTCTCGAGGGCATAGTAAAGACTGTCGATCTAATGGTTCAAGGGTTCAAGAACGCATTCCCGGTCTTCAAAGTATTTGGTGACTTGGTGAACGGAATTGCAACTGGATTGGTAGGAATTTCAGGATACGAAGCACCAGTTCTACCTGGCAAAATCTCTACTCCTCAGAGTTCTGCCATAGTCACAAATCCTAGGCCTGTGACAATCAACATCAACAAGGGCAACGTCACAGCTAAAGAAATTGCCAATGCAGTAAACAAGGGAACCAAAACAACTGGAGCTCCATCAATTGACGCCTCTGCACTTAGGCGACTTGGTGCAAGATGATTTCTAACTTCAGCCTTGAAGACAATCTTTTTGTCGAGTTCTTACTTCCGGATGAAGACGGCAACAGCTTTATTCTTGGAATAAGCACGCTCGGAGGAGATGATGTGCTTGGTGGCTATGGGGAGTTTGTTATTGGTGAATCTTTACTTGGTGGCGATGACGTTCTAGCTCCAAGCTCAGGACTCAAATGGCAAAACGTAGGATGCGAAACTTCAAACGCAGTTCTTTCAATTGGTGGCTCGGTCAATGACGCAATCTACTTCCAGCCACAGCCGGCTACAGCCAACCTGACACTTCAAAGCTATGAGCTTGATCCAACTGTAAACAAAAACGTTAGAGCTAATACAAAGATTAGAGTTCGCCTAGACTCAGAAGAAATCGATCGAGTTCTCTTTGTTGGCTACATTGATACAATCGACGTCACTTATTATCCAATGGGCCCAAACCTAATTCGCATAACGGCTTATGACATTTACAAGTCATTAGTAAACCTTCGAATTGCAGATTGGGACACAACAGCACTTCCGGCTGGATACGCAACCACAGATGAAGTGTTCGAGCTTCTAGCACAAGAGACTGGCATTGGGCTTTCTTCAAACTCACTACCAACTATCGGTCGCATTCCAGCTGTCCAGATTGATAACGTTCTCGTTCCTGATGTAATGAATGACGCAATAAACGTCGGCTTGGCTATTGTTTGGATTGACCAGGAGACGGAAGAGCTTACCGTTATCCCTAGACCAACATCAGCTGAAGGAAACTCGACAACTTACGTTATCGGAAACGACCATTCCTTAAACCCTTATCACCTTTGTTTAGCTGAGATAAATGTCAGCTCGGATGCAGATGCTGTTTATAACTCGCTCTATGTAGCCCTTAGCTCAGATGACACAACCTTTGTATTCCGCAAGGATCAGGATTCGATTGACCTCTATGGGGAATCAGCAATCGATGTATCAATAAACACTACCGACGCTACTGAATTATCTCGCTGGGCCAGCGCTGTTTACCTTCAGGCTCCAACAAAGCTAGTCAGCCAGGTAGTGACTCCAGCCAAGGACAGGCTTGGAGACCTTACGGCTGCCGCTGTGTTTACACCGGGAACTCTCGTAGGGGTCAGCTATACTACTAACCAGCTCGACATTGTGGGATACTACACTGTCATTCGCGTCAGCCATGAAATTGACGTCAATAACTGGTTCACAACTCTAGAACTTTGGAAGGAAGCCTAATGGCTTATAAAGTATTTTCTAACGGTAGCGTTCTAAACGCTTCGGATCTAAACGACTATCTAATGAACCAGTCGGTCATGGTGTTTAGCAGCTCGGCTGCTCGAGCATCAGCTCTAACCTCCCCGCTTGAGGGAATGCTTACCTGGTTGCAAGACTCAAACCGCTACCAGTTCTACTCCGGTACTGCCTGGGTAGATCTAACGGATGAGGCTTCAGGATGGTCTGACAAGTCTGCCAACTACTCAATCGTTGCAGCTGACCTTGGAACTACAATTCGCTCGACCTCTACAGCTATCACAATTACAATCGACAACGTTTTAACTCAGCAGGGTGATCGGATTGACTTCATCCAGGCAGGTGCCGGGCAGATTACATTCGCGGCAGGATCAGGCGTGACCCTATCTTCAGCCGATGCCAAACTAAAGACATCTAAGCAGTTTGCAGGAGCTTCTGTTGTTTTTGGTGGCTCAGGGGTTTACTACTTGATTGGAAACCTAGGCTAACAATGCTTATCCCCTTAGGAATACTCGCTGGCGCTGGCGGCGCTGGATTTGCTACCGAATACCTTGTTATTGCAGGTGGAGCTGGTGGAGGATCTTCAAACGGTGGTGGAGGTGGTGGAGCCGGAGGTTACAGATCTTCAGTTTCAGGAGAATCGTCCGGTGGTGGAGCTTCAGCGGAAACCCCATTAGAAATTGTTCCTGGCAATAATTACACTGTAACAATTGGAGCAGGTGGAGTTGTTTCAACTGACGGATCTAACTCAGTATTTGCAAGTATCACATCTATTGGTGGTGGTCGAGGTGGCCCTGGTGGTTCTACTGCACCTGCAATTGGTGGTTCTGGTGGAGGAGTTGGTCGAGACCAAGGCCCAGTAAGAGTAAACGGTGCTGCTGGAACTGCTTCTCAAGGTTTTGCTGGAGGTGGAGTTGCCGGTGCAGACAATGGTGGAGGTGGAGGTGGTGGTGCAGGTTCCATTGGTCAAGATGGAATAAATGACAACAATCCTGTACCTGGTGGAGGTCGTGGTGGTTCTGGTTTGTCATCATCAATAACAGGCTCTTCAATTACCAGAGCAGGTGGAGGTGGTGGAGCAGGCTTTGGAGGAGTTAACCACTATGGACCAGGTGGAACTGGTGGTGGCGGTAATGGAGAACGAGGCAGCAGTTGGTCCTCAATAGCTCAAGATGGAACAGTAAATACTGGTTCTGGTGGTGGAGGCGGTGGAAACAATCCTCCTTTTGCTGGCAATGGTCGATCTGGTGGATCAGGTATTGTTATTCTTAGGTACCCTTCCGCTTTCACAATTACCATTGGAGCTGGTTTGACCGGATCAACTGCAACAGTTGGGGCCAATAAAGTTACAACATTTACAGCTGGCACAGGAAACGTGAGCTTCGCATAATGGCACACTACGCATTTTTAGACGATAACAACATAGTCACCGAAGTAATCACAGGCATTGATGAAACAGAACTAATTGAAGGTTTAGATCCTGAAACTTGGTATGGAAACTTTCGAGGTCAGGTCTGCAAAAGAACTAGCTACAATGGCAAGATTAGAAAAAACTATGCTGGCATTGGCTATAGCTATGATGAAACTTTAGATTCATTTATTGCACCACAGCCTTTTCCGTCCTGGAAGCTAGATAAAAGAAACTCACAATGGAAAGCTCCAGTAGCTTATCCAGCTGATGGCTTTACTTACTTTTGGAATGAAGAAGAACTAACTTGGGAGCTGTCAAACTTCTCAGAAGTTGAGGAGTAATGGCCGAAGAAACATCAGGCGTTCGGATTACTCAGAACGCAATTTACCAAAAGCAACTCGAGCATGGCGAAACTCTTATTAAGATTCTGGAAAAGCTAGATCACCTCGATGACGTCCCGGAGAGACTAAGGGAAGTCGAATTGACTTTAGCCAGGCTTGCTTGGATTGAGAGAATTGCTTACGCAGGTTTGACCGCAGCCCTTATTGCAATACTTGGCTTGATTACTAGCTTGATTGGAAAATAATGAGAACTAAACCTCAAATGCCTTTGGACGGAACCTTTAAGAAAGACTGGAAGATCACCTCACCTTTTGGATGGCGCATTCACCCAATCGAGAAATACAAGAAGCATCACAACGGCGTAGATCTATGGGGGCCTAAAGCTAAAATCTGGAACGAAGCCTGGCACGACGGAACTGTTATTGCAGCCGGAACCTCAAAGCTAAAGAATGCTGATGGATCATTAGGTGGCGTTGGCTGGTACGTGGACATTCGCTCCAAGATAAACGGTGAGTGGTTTGTCACCAGGTACGCGCACATGGTTGAGAAGTCTCTTACAGTAAAGAAGGGCGAGAAGGTAAAGGCTGGAACCAAGCTAGGCATCATGGGCAACACCGGAGCTTCAGCTGGCAGACACCTTCACTTCGAAATCTGTAAAGGGAAAGTTCACCGTTGGACTTCGGACGGCAAAGGTTTCGTAGATCCACTTAAGTTTGTTCGGGCAACAATCGAACAATGGGAACTAAAGCAATCAATCACAGAAGCAACTCCGGAGGATGCTCCAGTCGCTCCGGCTCCTATTCATGAACCAGTCAAAAAAGGAAAATAGTATGTGGTTAGACATCGCTCGTAGAACAATGGCAGTAATCATTCTGAAGGTCACCGGAATCTTTGTCGGTGGATCAGTAATTGGTTTGGATGTAGTGCAGGCTGTGGCCATGGCTGCATTCGCTGGAGCTATCGACGTGGCTCAGGAGCTTTCCCGGTCATACTTGTCCGATGGCAAAATCGACATTGAGGACATCAACCGAACCTTTGGCAAGATCGCTGACAAAGAAGAAAAGCCTAAAAAGAAGTAATGTCATAGTCCATCAATAGGATGGGCACATGACAATCACACAGAAGATTGAAGCTTTAGGCTTCGGCAGGTATCTGGGCACCTTCGAGCCCAACTCAGCTGAATGGCATCAGGCCCGAGAGGGCATTGGCGGTTCAGACATCGGTTCAGTAATGAACAAGAACCCCTGGAAGTCTGCCTATCGACTATGGGCTGAAAAGACCGGCCAGCTAAGCGATGAAGTAGAGCCATCGATGCCGATGAAACTTGGCACAGCTTTTGAAGCTCCGATTCGAGATCTATTCAGAGAGCAGAACGAAGGCTGGCTGACAGTCCACGAGACCGGCACCTGGCAAAGCGTTGCTAACCCAATACTAAAAGCTAACCCTGATGGCATTATTGAATGGGCCGATGGCAAGCTTGGAGTCCTCGAGATAAAGTTCACCAGGCAATACTGGGATGAGCTGCCTGAGCATTATAACCTTCAAGTTCAACATTACCTTCAAGTTTTAGGTTTAGAGCGGGCTGTGGTCGTAGCGGTTGCAGGAGGCGAATGGAAGGAGTTTGAGGTCGTTTGGGATGATTCCCTTCAGAAGGACATGAAAGAGGCTGTACGAGCCTTCTATGGCTTCATAAGCTCAAACAATGCTCCAGACTACGATGGCAGCGACTCAACTTATGAGGCTGTCAGGGAGCTATCAGAAGGCTTACAGGAAGGCGAGATTGAACTAGGGGCTCTTTGGTCTAACTTGGTCTCTACAAAGACCCAAGCAGAGTATTGGGACAACGCGCTTAAAGCTCAGAAGTCAGCGGTTCTGGCATTCATGAACGGAATCAAGTATGGTCTCTACCAGGGCGAAAAGGTAATCGCACTTCAAGCCCGAAATGCAAAACCCTTTATCACATTCAAATAGGAGAAAACACAGATGGCATTCGACTTATCAAATTACGAAACTGTTGCTGATCGCATTCAGAAGTTCTGGAAGACTTGGCCACAGGGACGCATCATCACCGAAATCAAACTAATCAATGAAACTGAAGTTGTAGTTCAAGCTTCGATCTACACAGACCGGGAAGACCCAAGACCAGCATCAGTAGATTGGGCTCACGAAACTCGAGGCTCCTCGCACATCAACCGAGCAAGCTTTTTGGAGAATTGTGCAAGCTCAGCTATCGGTCGCGGTCTGGCAACTCTAGGTCTAAGCACTTCAAAGAATCGCCCATCCAGGGAAGAGATGATCAAGGCAACAAGAGAGTCTCGCAACTACATCGAGGAAGCTTCTGAAGCAGCTGCCAATGGCGATCTAGAAACACTGAGAACTATTTACAACACAGCTCTAAAGTCACAAGTTGATAACGATGTGCTCGAAGCTATCAAAGGCTTGGCTGATTCAATAAAGTCCAAGTAATGTGAAAGGGCTGTGACCCACAGAAAAGTCACAGCCCGACGCTTATGGCGTCACCCAACCACGATGGGCAATCACAGTATAGCCCTAGGAAGGCACAGAATGAGCCTAGAAGCCCTATCAGCGGTTCTTCATCATTCCCATAGCACCGGCACAGCTCGAGCCCTTATGACGGCTTTGGCGTGGCACATTGGGGACGATCCTGAAGAAGGCTGCTATCCATCACAAACTCGCCTGGCTAAATTAGCTGGGTGCTCCGTTAGACAAGTTCAACGCAATCTCCTAAAGCTGGTCGAGCTCGGTGAGATTGAAATGTCGCAACATGACGGAATCGGGTATCGGTTCGACAGAATCACCAATCGATACTGGATAACATTAGACTGTCCACAGGGTTGTGATGGCACTTTGAGTCACAATCTACGGGGCGTCAGAAAAGGCAAAACGGGACGGCGTTTAAGACTTATCGGGGTGACACCCACGACGTCACGGGACGGCGTAGATGTCGCGTTAAAGTTAACTAATAATTAACTTAAACTTAAAAGAACACTAGAAAGGAAAAACACAGAAATGGCAGTAATAACAATCTACGGAAAAGTAGCTGAGGTAGTAAATGAAGGTTATCCAAGACTCAAGGTCTGGGAGACTTACGACTTCAGAGGTGAAGCACGTAATCGCCTATGGACTGTTTGGCTAGACAATGGCACAAACATCAAAAAGGATGATGAGATCAAAGCTGAAGGCCAGCTTGGAACTAAGGTCGGAACTTACAACAAGCCAGGACAAGAAACCAAGCAGGTTGTAGAGCACTCATTGAACAATTCCCTAGTGGAGTTGATCAAGGCTGCGGAGCCTAAGACCTCGACCCCAATTGAGGACATCATCAACATCATGGCCCCAGCACCAGGAATACCACAGAACAATCCGTTCTAATGTTCGAGTTGTTTATTGCCGGTGACCCAAGACCGCAGGGATCTAAGAAGGCATTCAATCGAGGAGCTCACATAGTTCTAGTTGAAGCCAACAAAGACCTTCCAGCTTGGCGAGAGCACATGAAGAAAATGTTCGAACTCAAAATGATGGAGTTTGACAATCGCTTCGATGTAGCAGTCTCGGTGTCTCTGACCTTTTGGCTGAGAAGACCAAAGACAGTCACCAGGCAATACGCAACACAGACTTACGACATCGACAAACTAACCAGGGCAGTCCTCGATAGCCTGACCCAAGGCGGCGTAATCAAGGATGATTCTTATGTTGTGGATTTAACTGTCCGAAAGAATTACAACGACTTGCATGAACCAGGTGTTTTAGTAAGCCTGACACCGTTTGATAACAGTTTTATAACGGCGGGCGTGTCGGAGCTAGACCGTAAGCGTCGAGGCCTAGTTTGAAGTTATGAAGATTCTATTTTTAGATCTAGAGACTTCGCCGAACCTGGCGCATGTATGGGGACTCTGGGATCAGAACATAGCAATAACACAGATAGAGCGTTCCACAGAAGTCTTATGCTGGGGAGCTCGATGGCTTGGAAATGACAAGGTTATCTTCAAGTCAGTTCATCACCATGGCAAACAAGCGATGCTGGATGAATTACATAAAGTCATGGATGAAGCTGATGTTTTAATCGGATGGAACTCAGCTGCCTTTGACTCAAAGCACATCAAACGCGAGTTCATCGAGAACGGCTACTTGCCACCTAGCCCCTGGATAGAACTAGATCTAATGAAGGTCGTTAGGTCTCAATTTAAGTTCCCAAGCAACAAGCTCGATTATGTAGCCCAAAAGCTTGGCGTTGGAGCTAAGGTGCAACACTCAGGGTTTCAGCTATGGCTCGACTGCATGGCCGGTATTCCTAAAGCCTGGAAAATGATGAAGGAATATCAGATTCAGGATGTAAACCTTCTCTTAGATCTCTACGACATTCTTCTCCCATGGATCAAGAACCATCCTCACGTTGGAGCAAGCCAGGGCAGACCAGAAGCGTGCAAGAACTGTGGAGATAGCAACGTCCGGCCACATGGATCGCAGATGTCTGGAGCTGGAAGATACAAGAAATACAAGTGCGCAAGCTGTGGCACTCACCATCGAGGCGAGCTAATCAGCCGAGGGATCTATAAATAACAATTTGATAACAAACCTCGGGTAAATCACATAAACCTCTAGCTGATAACCATAATTGACATACCACACACAGAAAGGCAACAAATTGCTAAACATGATGAGAATAACTATGGCATCGACCGTAGTAATACTGGCCACATTCGCTGGCTTTATAGTCGAAGAGCCTGTAATTGGTCTCCTGGCATTAGGCGCAGCCATCCTATTCCTCAAGGCTGATTGGAGTCGCAACTAATGGACTTCGAGAAGATTGTAGACAAGCACAAGGAAAGCATTACAGAGCTATCCATCATGGGGTTTAACCTTGGGGTAGCTGAGGGCACTAAAGCTGAACGCAACCGAATCATTAGAGAAGTCGATAGGCAAATCTGTTTTGAATACGCAACAGAAGGCAGCTGTGAGCACTCTAGCTGTTGGGTACTAGACAGCGCACTCAAGATCATAAAGGCGGAACTGAAGTGAATCAGAAGAAAGTTGACAAAGTAATCAAAAGCTTCAAGACAAGCGTTTACTCTGATGGGTTTCTAAATGGTGTCAGGTATGCACGCAACCAATTCATAGAGTTCCTAGATGCTCACTATGCCCTTGGAGACATTTTGACTGTTGAAGAGATCATCAAAGAATTAGAGTATTGGAAGATTCAAGATAACCAATTGAAAGGATTAGCAGATGGCATCATGGCACCAATCTACGGCCTGGGCAAAAGCGAGGACGTATGCGAAGACTGTTTTGGAGCCGATCTGTGCCTCGTGTGCGAAGGAACTAATCAATGAAGACTGGACAATTGATCACATCGTTCCTCCTGGGGAAGGCGACCCCAATCATGACATCAACAATCTTCAGTCCTTATGTAGATCCTGCAACGGCCGTAAGCAAGACCGGGTACTACAGCGAGTCACTTGGAGAAATCCCAGATACCAATAGCCCCCTATCAAAGACGGGGGGGGTCAAAGACGGTGGGGGTAGGGGCAGGGGTGGTGCCCTGAGATACCTAAATGACCTATTACCTTACTCAATAAGACCAATCAAAGCCAGAAGAAGAAGGGTCAGGAGGGGGTATGGTTGGCGCATGGAACTCTACACGTTTAGAATGACGTGGCGTAGCCATAAGGGGCCGGCAATAAGAAAAAAGATACAATCAATCAAAGAAAAGATTCAAAAAAAATAGAAAACATTTTTTTCTGAAATTCAAACGCAATCCCGCGCAAGCATTTCTTTTTTTACAATTAGGTCAGATTATTCAAGAATTGAGAGCAAGTGATTACTGAGTCGATACAGAACTGGCTGGAAGAGCTGGACTTGAACTTGGAACAAAAGGTTTTAGCTGGCCTATGCCTCCAGCTGGCGAAAAGCTTCGATCAGCAAGCCAATACCTCTACGGCAGCTGAATTACGCAAGACTGTGCTCGAGTTGAAGCGCTCTATTGGCGATGCAGCCCAATCTATTGATCCCCTGGAGAAGTTGCTAACCCGATAATGCTCCAGCTACCCACGCTCTACACAGAACCTCTGTCTAAAGACTTTAAGACCGATGGCGATAAGCTGATCGAGTTTGCAGAGATAGCCTGGAAGTCACCAGAGAACCCAGAAGGCTTACAGCTGGATGAATGGCAGAAGTGGTTGCTCAGGGCAATCCTGGAACGCTACCCCGATGACAACCCGCTTTACCCAGGCAGACTTCGTTATCGCCAGGTAGTTATCAGCGTTGGACGCCAGAACGGTAAAAGCCTTATCGCAGCGATGCTCGGACTCTATGGATTGCTACTGCATGAGATCGGGCCACAATGCATCAGCCTGGCATCGAGCACCGATCAGGCAAACATCGTTTACAACCGAGTTCTCTATGTCATCAACTCAAATCAATTCCTCAAAAAGCGATTCAAAAGAGCAACCGAGACCCGAGGTATCGTCACCGCTGACGGTGGTGGCCGGTATGATGTGAAGGCTGCCAAAGAAGCGGCCCTCCAAGGAATCCCGATAAGTTTTTGTCTGTTCGATGAGCTCCACCTAGCCAAGGAGGGAATGTGGTCAGCTGCAGTCCTTGGAACTTCTCAGCGCAAGGATGGAATCGTTGTTGGAATTACAACAGCCGGTGACCAAAACTCAAAAACTCTAATTGACCTTTACAAGTCTGGAACGCACGCAGCCAACGGAGCTGAAGATCTAGAACGCTTTGGCTTCTTCCTTTGGACGGCTCCTGAGAATGCGGCCATCGATGATCCAAAAGCAATCATGGCAGCCAACCCTTCTGTTGCAGCTGGACGCATTCCAATCGAGCAAGTCATCTCAGATCTAAAAACAATTCCCGAGCACGAAGCTCGACGCTATCGACTTAATCAATTCATAGCCGGCACCGCTAACTCATGGTTGCCCGGCAACTTGTTTAGAGCGGCCAGCGGGCGAGGTGTGACCAATACTCAAAACGCCGTCTTCGCCGTAGACATTACAAAAAACTGGGGCCACGCTACAATCGCAATTGCTAACAACCAAGATGGTGTTCAAGAGACGGAGCTAGTTA